TAGTGTTAAAGATTAGAAACCCATTTTACTTTACAGAAGGCAAACCTTCAGATGTAATTAAAGTATTTTGTTATAGATGTTCTAGAGAATTTTATGTGTATCGTGTAAATTTAAGAGCAAATAATTATTGTGTAGATTGTAAATAGATTGAAAAAAGATGCATGGGTAGATGAATATGAATTACTTGTCTCTACTCTTGCGTCTGAATATTATAGGAAATATCCAGTTACTGAAGCAGAAGATATAAGACAAGTATTATGGGTATGGTTTCTTACACATCCAGTTAAATATACAGAATGGTCTAAGTTACCAACCAAAGATAAAGAAAGATTAATTGCTAGGTCACTACGCAATGCAGCACTTAAATATTGTGAACAAGAAAAAGCACGCAAGGTTGGCTATGACATATCAGATTTATATTACTATGACCCATCAGTTATAGAAGCATTCCTTCCATCTATCATAGGTAATAGTTATGAAATACCTAGTAAAATCAAAGACATTAATTTTAAGTTTGGTAAATCAGGTGAGGTAACAGATGGCAACAACTGGCTAGTTCTACGGTCAGACATAGAAAAAGCATTCAACAGATTAGCAGAGGCTAAACAAAATATTTTAAGAATCAAGTTCAGTGTAGAGAACTACGAGTGGAGTGATTTAGGAAAAGAACTTGATACATCTGCTGATGGTGCACGTATGAAAGTTAACAGAGCAATTGCTTCTTTAATAAAAATACTAGGCGGATGGCGAACATACAGTGAGCCAGACGTTATAGAAACTAAAGAAGAAGGCGAAGAGCATGACTGAAGAACCTAAGGATATAAGGGAGTTACTAAACAAAAAAGATTACAGTAAGTCAATAGACTTAAGAGGTAATCCAATAGGAGATATCTGTGTATGTGGTTCAGAACTATTCCTAGCCATAGTAGCCTTTGAACAAGGAGAGATATGTTTTTACTTTTTAGATGGCGAGTGCGCTGATTGTGGTTCTTTAGTTACTTTGTCCACACCAATAGATGACATAGGAATGGATTGCATATAATGCCTTACTACGATTTTGAATGTAAAGTATGTGCCAAAGTTATAGAAACAGATGACCCTACTCCACTACCTTGTACCTGTTGCGGAAATATTATGATTCGTATATGGTCCTCTGTACCAGTACATTTTAAAGGAACTGGTTTCTATTCTACGGGGGGCTAATGAGATTTAGTGATACACCAGCATGTAATGGTATAGATGTAGAAGTATTCTTTACTGAAGACAAAGGTGGTAACTATGCTCATCTTGATTATGTTAAAAAAATATGTAAGACTTGTCCAGTACGAGTCGAATGTTTTGATTATGCAATGGATACACTAGTCCATGGAATATGGGCAGGTACTACTAAAGAAGAAAGGGACAGGTATAGAAGCAAACACAACATGGTAGGTAAAACTGTTGTACCAGCATCTATGTTTGACGGTGTAATCTATGAGCAAACTATCTGATTTTGATTTAGATTTATCAGTTGGTCATGAAGGCGAAGCATTAGTTAATAAACTATTAACTGGTGGCAAAACTATTGAAGTAAAGACAGACCTTATGTGGAAGAATACTGGCAACTTATATATAGAAACAGTATGCTGGTCGCACAACAATGAAGAGTGGTATGCATCAGGATTATCTACAACTAAAGCAGAGTACTGGGCATTTGTTTTAGAAGGAGCAACCTTTATTGTCCCTATAGACGCACTCCGTCATGCGGTTACCTTGTGGGGACATCCTATTACCTGTAATATAGAACCTAATCCTAGTAAGGGTTATTTAATTAAACCTGAATTAATTCTTCAGGCAATTAGAGAGTTGGCTAGGTAGAGGGGAACTACTTAGAAAACAAAAAAGACCCCCGCTCCAGTAGTGATACTGGGCGGGGGATTCTTTATTTGTATTTAATTACTTACTGTTAACACCAAATTCTGTTGCAGATGGGTCCAGTGCTTTAAGTACTGGTCCCGCTACAGCAGCAACGACTGCTAATGCAAGTGTCTTTAGGTCAGTTGTGCCAGCAAGATATAGAGCAATTACTGATGCTACTGCTGCACGAATGTAGGTAACTACAATTGCTTTTAATTTAGTTGTATCCATTTTATCCTTTAAGGGCGAGCAACGCCCATTACTAGGGAGTAGGCACGTTTCTTTAGATACACACCATCTCCGTTTGATTGACTGCCCTTATTATCCCCTGAGGTATTACCCTCATAGACCGTAAGGTATTTCTTTCCATCGTTACTAGCACAGATACCAACATGGTCAGCCTCTGCATCAGCATCGAATTGAAAGAAAACTATATCTCCAGGCTGGGCTTTACCCACTGGGACTATTTTGCCTTTACTTGTAAACCATTTAAGTCCTGCTTGACAAGATGCAAATCCCTTTTTAGTTTGGGCTGCTATCTTTTCACCTAGTCCTGCTTGGTCAAAGCACCAAGATACAAACATTGCACACCAAGGGTTATAATTTAATCCATACCACTTGCCATACATACTGTCATTTCTTGTACCTACTTCTTGATATCCAAGTTGAGACTTGGCGATGTCTACTACATTACTCATTGTCGTCCTTTGGGTTTCTTAGTCGATAAGTAATTGCCCAAGCAATTAGTGTTCCAATAATTGCGTAGCCAACTACAGTTTTTGCTGAACCATCAAGTACAACCCAAGCAATAAACATACCTAGTACTGTCCATAATTGTTCAATCATATCTCTTAATATTTTCAAGGTTTTCTCCTTCTTGTTGACTTAGGCTTATCGTTACCAGCCATAGGTCCACCAGCAGGGGAACTTGGCGTTGGAATTCTAGTTGTTGTACCTGCTGCCATACCTGCTGCATTTATAGCAGCCTGACTAGCGATAACAGATGCAACAATAATTTCTTCTGATTCTTCTCGTTCTTCATCGGACATATCAGCACCTATATTTGCTACGGCTGTTAATACTTGTCCTGGGTCATCAAAGATTGCGCTTACTAATTCAGCAGGTGAATCAAATACTTGTAATGCAATAGCAACTTCTGCAGTAATTACAACTGCGTTACCATCATCATCAGTACGAACCTCTACTTGAGTTTGTGCTGGTAAGTCTTCAAGGGTAAGACCTGCTTCTGCTATAGCCTCAACAGTAATGGCTTCACCATCTGCTGCTTCAATGATTGCTTCTACTGCCGCTTCTACTTCTTCAGGTGTAGATTGTTCAGTAACTACAGGAGGGGCTACTTCTACAGGTACAGGTGGTTCCTCTACAGGTGCAGGAGATGCCTCTTCTACGGGTATAGGAGGTTCTTCTTCTACAGCAGGAGGTGCTTCAGGCTCTATAGGGGGCTCTGGAGCCTCTATAACAGGCTCTACTACTACTGGTGTAGGTGGTTCTTCAACAGGAGCAGGAGGTTCAGGTACAGGCTCAGGTCCTACTGGTTGGTAATCAATAATTATAGGTGGTGCTTCAGGTGCAGGCTCAGGAGGAGGTACTGGCTCTGGTTCTGGAATAGGTGCTGGTTCTGGCACAGGTGCAATATCAATTAAATTACTACTTAAAGTATAAGTACCAATAGGTCTTTGTCCTGCAACTATATAGTCATAAGATGTAGCACGAATAGTATAACTACCTGTATCTAATGTACCTGTAAGCCTAGATGCATAGTAATTAGTTTGAGAATTGTGGTTACTATCATCGTCTTGTCTAAGAACTACTTCGCCTTGGCGTAACTGTATCCAAGAATCTACCCAAGCAACTCGCTCTGTATTTATACCAGAGGGTGCGATTTCAAATCTAGGACCAGTGGTTGTTTCAATTACATATTCAGTAGGTCCATTAACCTCTACTACTGTATCTACATAAGCAACATCAGGGGTTAATTCAATAAGTACTTCATCAGCGTAGGCTAATTGTGGTATTAAGAGTAGGCTAATCCCTATTAGAAAGGAGTAAATAAATCTGGTCAACGCGGGTTTCCAATCGTGTAATGCGTCCCTCTAGATTATGTCCCCCGTTACCATCAGGTTTAAGTTCTGATAAATAGTGTTTAACTAGCCATCTAACCATTAAACCAAATGAGCCAATCAAAGTGCTTATTGCTACTGCCAGTGCAGCCCAGTCTTGCGTTGTCATTATACTGTCCTAATCATAATTTCTATGATTCCTCCAAAGCCATCAAATCGTCTATCAGGTGGTGTCATACGAGTAAATGATATCTCTTCTATAACTGCTTGTAATGATTCAGATGTAGTTAAGTCTTGCCAGGTGATAACATCACCAGTCTTCTCAATCTCTTCTAGTAATCTGATACGGTCAAATGCTCTACCCTCATAGCCAACAATAGTATTATATCTATCTGTCTCTATATCAAAGCAGTAAACAGGAAACTTAATAACTCTTACGCGAGGTGTAGCAATGGTAGCCTTAGCCTGATAACCTTTAAAGGTAGGACCAAGAGTAGTATCAGTACTATCACGAGTAAATGTAAACTTATATGCCAAAAATTCTTGGGCTGTAGCAGGTTGAGAAGTGGTAATTTCTACAGGGTCTACGTTTTCTGAGTATCCAATATGGTTATACTCTGTTTCAGAACCACCAGCAGTAGTTTCAATAGAAGATAATAATGTTTCTCCAACAGTAAATGAACCTCTAGCAATTAAACGTTTAAAGTTTTTAGGCTCTAAAGTTCCGTAACGAATCTTACCTGTCTTGATGTATCCAGTTTCGGCTAAGACTGTAGTTGATTGAATAGCAATACCATTGCTACCAGATGTAGTAAATGCTATTTGGTCTGAGTTACCTACAAAATCTACGCTAGTAGCATAACCACTTACTCCACTAAGGAAAGTATCAGTAGCATAAGCAAAGCGTAATGTTTCAAGTTCGTTACCTAAATCAATTCTGTATAAACCAGGTTGTGATTCAATAGAACCAGTTACATAAACAAATCTATCTCTAAATGCAAAGTCTAATCCTGTATTGGCTGCTTCAATAATTAATGGACCATAACTTAGGTCTCCATTAGTATCTGATATAGAAGCCACACGAACACCCTTGTTGGTGCCAATTACTAGGTAGCCTAAATAAGATTCAATCTTAAGTGGATACTCACCACTAGGTAATTGTGCTGCAATAATACCTGAGGTAAGAGTTGGCATAACGCCAGTAGTAGTATTTAAAGTAAATTTATATATAGCACCATTTGTACCAGCGTAGCCAGCAGCATAGATGGCAGAACCACCCTCTGAGATGGATGACCATATCCAAGCAGTATTAGGGTGCGTGTATGTTGGTGTAGGTAATGCAATAGCACTACCAGTAGCACCAGTTAACTCATAAATTTTATTTTCTACAGCACCAACAAGACGTTGTTTAACCCAAGCAAGAGTAGCCCTTGTACCAGTTGCATAGTATTCAGTCCAACCAGAAGATGCAGCGTTAAGTGGACCAACATAGATGTGGTCATTATCAGCAATAAATAATCGTGTACCATCTGTTACTACTGCGCCATCTAAAATGTTTCCAAGATTAGTAGGAGCATAGGTTGTTACTACAGTTCCGCTTGAATTAAAAGATTTTATTGTGGTAGAGCCAGGAATATATCCAACAATTACATCAGTAGTGGTAGATATTCCAGATATAACTTTATATATACCACTAGAGACAGCAGTATTAGTGGTTTCTTTAAGTAGAGTTACTTGTCCCTTAGTAAATACATCTACATTTTGTGAATCAGCAAATCTGTGTGCTGTTGTTTCGCCACCATCTGGGTCATAGAATTTAATACCTGTACCAGAATGGAAAGATGATTGACTTCTAATCCACCAACCAGTAAGTGATTGCTCACCTGGTTCTTTGTTATTATCAAACTGGTCTTTCTTATAAGGAGCAGTCTGTCTAACGTATGGTCTAGCATCTGATACTGCATAGATGAAAGGCATACCACCAAGGGCTACATCATAGGCTACATCTGTATTTGTCCAAACAGAACTGCTTGATGTAATACCAAGGTCAACAGCAATAGAACGACCAATGTTGGCAGTTGCCGAACCTCGTCCTTCGGTAATATCACGACTTACCACATTACTCTCCTTGTGTTTGTTTAGCCTTTAGTTGATGTTTTAATTCTTGCATTGACCAATACAATGCGTATAAATCCATATCCCACGCAGTGGTCTTCATATGTTTTGCTATTGCACCAGTATGTGCGTGTAGCGGAATACCTGTTGCTTTACATTTACGGAAGAAAGATATATCTTCCCCTACAAACTTATCTTCTTTCTGGTCATTCTCGGCAAACAAAGAAACTTCATTGCCATACTTCTCACGTAGTTTAGTTACCACATCACGATGCATAACTACAAATCCCATACCTGCCATATCAATTTTAAGTACTTGATTAGGTGGTAGTGGGTGATGATACTTAACTTGGTATTCATTTATGTCATCAAAAATGACTGGCATAAATACTGGAATGCTGCCGTCTTTATCTTTACCTATAAAATAGATACCACTAACCATTGGGTGTGTATCTTTATTTGCAGTATCGTGTAGTAGTTTCCAGATATTCATATCTACAACTACATCAGAATCTACCCATAATAGCCAGTCAGTCTTAGTCTTATCATACCAATGGTCTAGTAAAGATTGTCTTTGTCTTGCTATTTGATTGCCTTGTACTCTAATAGAACTAGCAATTGGCATACCATTGTTAACGCCACCAAGAATTATAGATACTATTCCTTCAGTGAATTTGCCATCAACCATACCATTGTCACACCAACCAATAGATACTGTTTCTTTTGGTCTTATCATTATGTCCCCTTAGTTATTACTTAGCCAGTTTTAGTGAATCAGTTAAACTTGTTGTCTTAACTAACTTAACCTTGCGGTCACTTATGTATCCACCCTTATCATCAAGTGTTGTCTTAGCAGTTGTTTCATTATCTGCTAATACTTGAATAAGCATTATTACTTCAAACGTGTAGCATTTAGTTTTCATTGTGTCCCCTTATTAGTTATTCTTGTGGTGCTTGTTGTGCAGCCAATGCTGCAGCAACTGCTGCTGATACGGCATCATTAAATGCCTGTTGCTTTGCTGCTTCCGCTGCTTCTGCGGCTACTACTGCTGCTGCTTCGGCTTCTGCCTCGGCTACAACTCGTGCTGCCTCGGCTGCTTGGTCTGCTTCATATTGAGCAAACTCTTGGTCGTTCATCTCTCTGTCAATGACCTCATATGTTGCAAGGTCGTGGATTCTTACCATTGGTCTGCTCATATTATTTAACTCCGTAAAGTAGGACTGTTCCTGCTGAAAATGTAGAAGTGCCGTTTGATGTTGTAAATACTAAAGATGTTACTGCGTTTGTTCTATTCCATATACCAAATTCAACGCTTTGGTAATCTCCGCTGTCGCTATTTCCATAAAATTCAAATGGTTTGGCAGATGCAGTAGAAGCATAATTTGTTAATGAAAAATAAAAAGCAAATTCTGCTGGATATGCGGTGGTTGCAGGACTTCTAGTTTGTATATTTGTACTTGTAATAGGGGTAGTTCCCGCATTTCCGTAAACCATAGCACGGGCGTAACCTGAATTGCTATTAGGATTTATTCTTAAATCAGAACCTGAATTTAATTGAACCCCATAAATTACTGCTGCCAAATTATTATATGAACCACTAATTCCTGATATTGTTGTTGAAGTTCCTGATAAACTAGTAGTAGACAATAAAGTCATACCACCAGTCTGTGCTGCTGGTACTTGGGTAAGCGCCATTAGTAAACCTCGTAACCTGCAATATGGAAATCAACTGTAGTTGTAGATGCAGAACCAGTAATGGTTTCACCATTGTAAACAATCTGCTCTAGGTCAACAAACTGTGTAGAGTTAGCAGCAACTGATATACCACCTAATAAAGGGATGGTGGCTAGATTTATAGTTGCAGTAACAGCAGATGAAGAGTCGTTAACAACAGCAATGTTAGTTACGGCTACTGCTACGCCTGTTGGGGCTGTGTATAGGGTTGTGCTAGAGGTGCTTGCTGCACCTCTGAACAGGGTTATGGATGTATCTGACATTATTTATATTCCTTTTCTATGCCCAGGACACATTGCCTGTGCCTGCTGTAATTGTTGCAACAGTTGATGAACCATCTGTCGCAGTAGTTCCTGTTAATCCAGCGCCAATTGTAATTGTGCCAGCAGAAGTTAGGTATCTAAGAATAACAACTCCAGAACCACCATCACCACCAGTAGTGTTGCCAGAACCACCACCACCACCGCCTCCACCGCCACCTGTGTTGGCTGTTCCTGCCTGTGCGGTATATCCTTGGTAGCCATTCCCACTACCACCTCTACCACCACCGCCAGCGCCACCACTACCAAAATCATAACTACCGTTACCGCCTCCACCGCCACCGCCGCCTGCTCTAGTGACAGATGTACCAGTAATACTAGATGCTATACCAGTTCCTCCAGCACCACCAGTACCTGAAGAAGTAGCATTAGCACCAACAGCACCAGCACCACCACCACCAGCACCGCCTTCATTTGCGGAAGAACCAGAATAATCTCCACCTTTAAAGCCTTGACCAGTTGTTGGTGCACCACCTACAGAACTACTATAAGCCGCTCCACCGCCTGAACCACCTGCTCCGCCATTAGCCGCGTATGAATAATTTCCAGCCTTACCACCACCTATTGAAGTAATAGTGCTAAATACAGAGTTACTACCTGATGTGGCTGATGTAGAAGTACCAGTAGCACCAGTACCACCAGCACCAACTGTTACTGTATAGTTTGTATTTTTTGCTACAAATAAAGCAGTTTCAACTGCAGATAATCCACCTGAAATATTTCCACTTCCATAAGAAGTTCTATAACCACCTGCACCTCCTCCGCCACCGCCTGGAGAGTTGTTACCATCATTACCGCCACCACCGCCTCCAGCAATAACAAGATAATCAACACTAAATAAATCAGCAGTAGTAACTGCTGCTGAAGTAATAGTTACCGATGACCCATTATAGTTATTACCACCAACTGTAAATGTATAAGATTTATTTGTAGTTAAACCTGTCATTGTAGCAGAAGTTGAAGTAGTAGTTGTAGATGTAGATGCTCCACCATTAGTTGATGCACCAGTTATTGTGTAACTTGTTGCAGAAGGACCAAGCGTACTTGGTGTAAAAGTAACTGTTGCTTCTAATGTTGTTGTACTTGGAGTAGCAGTTACAGTAGTAGGTGTAGTTGGTTTTGCGTAGTTTCTTTTATTTCCGCTTGTTCTAATATTTCCTGCAGCCATTATGCAATCTCGCTTCCGAATAGATTAAATGCCATTGTTGCTGTACTTGCCAAAACGGTTACGACATCAGTGGCATCCATTGTCATACCCAAAGTTAATGTTTCTGTATCTTGTGGGGCTATATTGGCATCATAAACAACATAGTGTTTATTCTCCAAAGTTGCTCCATTCGGTCTGACCGCTATTCTATATGTAGCAGGGGCAGGACCTAGGTTGGCAATCGTAATAGTTGATATTACAGTTTCCGTAGCCGAAGGCACGGTATATGCCGTTGTTGCTGTGCTTGCTGCTGGGTTTACCTGACCCAGGACTTTATATGTTGCAGCCAAGTTAGGCTCCCATCAGTAGTAGTGGATTAAACGTTTCACCAGATGCTGCTGCTCCTGTTGAAGCAGAGGTGATTCTACCGTTAACATCAACGGTAATAGTAGAGAGGGTGTAGGTTCCTGCAGCCACACCAGTTGTATTTAGGGCTAAGGTTACAGAACCAGAGGTTCCTCCACCTGTTAAGCCAGTACCAGCAGTTACTCCAGTTATATCTCCTGGATTAGGAGCAGACCATACAAGTCCTGAAGTTGTTGCTGAGTCAACAGATAAAACATATCCAGCAGTTGAAGCCACTGGTAAAATTACATAGGTATCATTTGCACTACCAACAATTAAATCACCCTTTGCTTGAATATCAGTTTTATTAACCGCATTAGCAGCATTAGATTGTTGGGCATAATACTTAGCAGAATACTCTGAACCATCTACTGTGCCAGTAGTTTTAGTTGCCCAATCCTGAGCAAGGGTTGCAGATGTAGCCGCACTAGATGCACTAGTTGCTGCTGCTGTAGCCGAAGTGGCTGACGCTGTAGCAGATGTAGCAGATGCAGTCGCAGATGTGGCTGAAGCAGTGGCACTTGTAGCCGATGCTGTCGCACTTGTTGCAGAACTTGTCGCTGAAGTAGCAGCACTAGATGCTGAGGTAGCAGCCGATGTTGCACTGGTAGCAGCACTAGTTGCGGAAGTAATAATAGTAGCAACTGAGTTAGCAGCAGCGGTAGCACTTGCAGCAGCGCTTGTAGCGCTAGTTGCAGCAGCAGTAGCAGAGGCAGCAGCCGATGTGGCTGATGTTGCTGCAGCAGTTGCGCTAGTTGCAGAGGCAGTAGCACTTGTAGCGGAAGCAGTTGCTGATGTAGCAGATGCTGTTGCTGAAGTGGCTGAACTGGTTGCACTAGTTGCTGCACTTGATGCTGATGTGGCAGCAGATGAAGCACTAGTAGCAGCGCTTGACGCTGAAGTAGATGCTGCAGTTGCAGAGCCTAGAATGCTATCTACGTAATCCTTTGGAGTAGCAGATGATGTTGACATACCTGCGCTAGACAGACCAGTAATAACTGGGCTACCTGAAATAGTAGGGCTTGTTAAAGTTTTATTAGTTAATGTTTGAGCAAGAGTATCAAGAACAACATTACCTGTAGCATTAGGCAAAGTAATTGTTCTATCTGCAGTTGGGTCAGTTACTGTAAGTGTGGTCTCAAAAGCATCAGCAGTAGCACCCTCAAATATAATAGAGGTAAACTCTGCACCAGCACCAGCAGTAATTGTTGGACCAGTAATTGTAGGAGTAGTTAAAGTCTTATTTAAAAGTGTTTGAGTATCAGTAGTTCCAACTACAGATGAAGTAGAGGCAATGCCGTGTACGTTAGAAGACAATTCAATATGCGTGTTGGCTTCTTGTAAGTCACGACCAATAATCATATGTCGAACTACTGCACCAGCAGAGTGTGCTTGAGCACCACTTACTGTGTCAATACTTCTAGTAATGTTAAGGATATTACCTGAACCTGAGTAGTCGCTTACATCTACAATTTCTTCAAGGGCTGTATCTGGGTCAATAACAACCGTATAGGTTTGACCTGCTGTAGGTGTCTTACCACCCATTAGGTTAACGCCAGAACCTACTGTCATAGTTAAAGCACCAGATGTGATGGCGCTAGTTAGTGTGGTCTGTTGTGCTCGTGATGAGTATTTTCTAGTTGTCATTTATGTTCCTATTTAGAGGGAGTAGTGGACGCGGATAGGATATTTGTCTTGTTGCTTTTTAATTTCTTCATTTAGTCGTTGACTATACAAAGCGTAAATACTTTTAGTAAGAGATTGAGATGAACCATATGGACGTTTGTTATCTGTCTCATCAGCCTGTGGGCTAACCATTGACGCACGTGCTGGGTCAAGGTTAGTAAGCAAACGATAGGTAGCCCCAAGGATTGTTAAGTCTTTACAAGAATCAGGTAATCCAGTTTGTGTTGCAAAATCTTGAGCGTTGTCTGTAAATACATCAGGGTCTGTAGAGTAAACAATTTGAATAGTACGACCAGATGGAACACGGTCATAGATTGATATAGTCTGACCTGTACTAAATGCAGTGGTATTAGCATTGTTATCGAATCGCCAAGAACGGATAGGAACCCATTCTTTACTAGCACCAATTGATTGATAGGCAACTGCTAAAATATTACGAATGTTTAATGAGTCACCAGTAGCAGGTATCTTAAAGGCTGCAACAGCAGCATTAGAAGTAATAGTAGTTGTAGCAGCGGCAAAGATACTAGAGCCTAAAGCATTGATAGTATCGTTAATTGCTCTCTTAATTGTAAATCTTGGAAAAGTAGGAGAGATAGTTACCTTAGTATCAGCAGTGTGTGTAGCAGCAGTAGTTCCTAAGTATCCTCTACCATATGGAGCAACGGTTGCAGTGTTACCAACTCGGTCATAAGTATCTATCCAAAGTAACTCTTCATCAATCTCAATAATACCTTTACCTACGTTGTCTGTTGAGCCTAGGCTAAGAGATGTAGGAGATGTACTAGGTGATGTGGTTGTAGTAACTGCAGTCTTAAGATAGGTAGAACGGTCTTGAGTTAACGTGTATCCAGATAAGTTCATAGATACTTCATCAATCATACTAGTTAATGTAGTTGCCATTATATGTTTATGCTCCTTAACGCAACAACTGCAGACTTACCAGATGTTCCAGCGAGTTCATTACATATAGCATTAAGACCTTTATAGTCATTAGGTTGACGAGAGCCACTAGCCTTTATATTAAGAGCACCAATGATTCCTTTACCAGATGTACTGGCATACGCATTAGCGGCACCTTGGTCCGCTTTGCCAGTTGTCCCAGCAAGACGATTAAGTTCTGCGTTTAAACTACTACCTTCTTTACCAAGTGCCATTATTTATCCTATCTATTTTTTATTACGAGCAGATATTGCTTTGGCTTTACGCTTTGCGTCAGCCTTTGAACTAGCACCCCATGCTTGCAGTGATAGTAATAATCTTGTTGGTTCACCATTAGGTTTACGTTCAGGTCCTGGCATACCACCCATACGGGCTAAGAATGAGGCTCTACGGGGGTTATCACCGCTCTTTACAGGTGCCTTGAGGGTTCCACCCTTGTAGGATGCTCTGCCCTTCGCATTCAGGCCACCCTTAGGGTTCTTGCCTTCTTTACGTGTCCACGCTGCGGTCATTTCTTGCCCCTTGAAACCGCCGCATTATCTACAAGATTTGGATAAGGTCTACCAGCCTTTTTGGCTCTAGCCTTAGCAGCAGATTTTTGCAATGGTGTTAACTTAGTAGATGTTTTCTTAGGATTCTTTTTATCCCAAAATGCTACTTTCTTCATTTACTCCCCTTAATTATATCCCCAGTTTTAGGGTCTCTTTGGACTTTGACAGTTCCATCCTTACGCAAGGTAAGGATGAGACCATCCCGCATAATAGTTTTATTAAAACTATCGTGACGCACAAATTGACCTGATGACATTACTTTTTCTTTACCCCAGGAGTAGTACGAGTACTAGGCATAAACATTCCTGGATACTTTTTCTCAAGTGCTTTCTTAGCATCAGCATTGGCTTTAGCCATACCTTTAGGAGATATCTGTTTTTGATATTCCTTCATTGCTGCTTCGCCTTTTAAAGGTACACTAAACTTAGGGTCTAGGTTTTTAACCTTTTTCTTAGGCACATCATACATCTTATCCATACTACTTCTTCTTGCCCATTTTCTTCATACCCATTTTCATTTCTTTTGCTTTCATAGACTTTGATTCCATCTTCTCACCCATCTTGTAAGCAGCCTTTTTTGCAGCAGCCTTACCTTTAGCGGTGTATGGGAATTTTTTGTTTCCTACTTTTGGCATTATATTTGTCCAATCTCTTTAAGTACTTCTACGGATTTTTTATTTATATCTTTTGCTTTTGGCATAGTCTCTGAGTTATAGGCTTTGCCTAAAGTCTCAGATGCTTTGTGTGCTGCTACTATATCTTTCATTCTGGTACCAGCAGGTTGTATCCCTTGTGACCTAGCATCGCGGTATGCCTGTAGTTCAGAATTCCATTTTTTATCTGGTATATCTCGTCCAGCATCTCCAGAGTTCATCTGAAGTCCCAACCCTTTACAACCAAAACATCCATCAACTGGAGTTGGATGATGTTCCCAATGTTTCATATGTCCCTACTCTGCTGTAAAATTACTTTCTGTTATTCCTATACTTGCTGCTATCATTGCTGTTTTAATAGCATCAGTAATTCCTTTGTGTATACAGCCACCCATATAGTAAGCAGTATAAGTTTCTAAATCATCTTGTGCTGGGTACTGGGTTAATGAATAAACACCAGCATTATTAATAACTGTATAGCCTTTAGTTCTTTGAGTAAAGAATTGGAACAGTCTGTGACCACCTATTAACCCCTGTTCTAAGGTAGGTGTTAGAAATGTGTACGTTGCCATTATTCTCCTTAATGAATTTACTGTAAGGCTAGAGTTACCCCTAGCCCTACCGTCAATCAACTAAGCGATTGATGAACCAGACTCAATACGATACAAGGCTGCTTCGCGATAACGCTTGAAGCCAAGAACGCCGTACCAGCCCATTGGGCGGAAACGCATTAAGTGGTCAATAACTGGACCGATAACTACATGTGGCTCTTCAGCAACGGCTTCTGCCATTGCTTGCTGACCAGCAATAATTGTACGGTAGTTACGTGCAGATGATGCACCGTCTGTAGCATTGTACAAACGAGCAGACTCTACGAAATAAGCACCTTCATAGGTACCGATTTCTCCTGCCCAGATACGGTCTTGTGCAGAGCCGTATTGGTTAGGAAGTAACCATCCTGCTGAACCAGTCTCAGCACGAAGGTCGTGTGAAACTTCTGGGTGGATTCCACACCAGTATAGTGAACCCTTACGGGCTACAGACTTACCAGCACGTAACTTAGCAACAGCCTTACGGATGTTGGCTGAAGAGATAGTTGCTGCTGCTGTAATAGTTGCAGTAGATGTTGCAGTTGAACCAGAGTAAATTACGTTGGTTCCTTGACGTAGTTCAGTCATCGCAACTCCATCAATGGAATCTGCAAGGTTGAATGCAATGATATTAGCAACTGCTGGGTCTACATCAGCAAGGCTGAATAGTTCCAAAGCACGTGTTACTAATACTGAGTTACCGTACTCTGCAAGAGTTATAGTAACTGATGTTGGGGTACCTAGTGCTACAGAGTCACGCTCTGTTGCTTCGGTCAGCGCTGTTGATTGCGCTGTTAAATCTGCGTATAATTGTAGAACTACGGTTGAGCCAGGAATTGCCTGCTTTGCAGGACGCTTGTCAGCGACACTACGAATAAGGGGTTCTGAACGCAACGCGAATTCTAACAGTCGGTCATACGCTGTCTGTACTAGACCTGCGCCACCAGCGGTTCCGCCGAGGGTGCTTGAGCCTGTACTTGAATAGGCATTAGCCATTGTTCACCTCCAAGGTGATTTAAGAATTACTATGGATATTAATTGCCTTGAATCAATTGAGTAAGTTCTTCTGCGTTAGCCGCGTTCATAACTCTATTCAATAAATCCTCAGCCTTGTCAGGGTTCATACCAAGTTGTGCAACTACATCTTGCTGCCTTAGGGCTGCACGATTAATTTGTTGTTCTTGGGTTTCCTCTGGCTTAGTTAATCCAAACAAATCTCCATTATCATCAAGCCAGTTATTAACTGACTCTTCGTTAACTTCTTCTAAGTCTTTAAGGATTAAACGTTGTGCCTTTAGATTGACACCCTTCTTTTCTAGGACTTCCTTGACGACTCTCTCACGCTGCACCTTGGATAATCCCTCAAGTTGCTCAGTGAGTTCCTTAATACGCTTTTCATCTGCACGTTTGGCCTTCCTTAGTTTCTTAACTAAGTCATCGCCTTGCAGAGGTATATCGTTATCTTGGTCTTCGTCTTCGTCTTCCCAGTAGTTGTTGCTCATAGCAACCCACCCTTCTATTCGTTGTAGTCGCAAGCCACAGGTCCCAATCGGGGAATCGGTCTGGCTCTTGCTATCGGTCTAATACGCTATGTGAGGCCGATGGATTCACATAGGAATTTATTTTAGAACTGTCCTGCTGAAGAACTCTTACGTAAATATTGTGTAGATAAAGCACCAGCACCCAAAGAAGTACCTGCACTACCAGAGAATTGACCTTCTTCTAGTTGCTTTAATTGTTCTTTCTTACGCTTAGCAGAGGCTAAACCTTTAAATGTTGCAGACTCAGCATCGGCTTGATTATAAGTAATACCTGATTCACTATAAATTCTACCTAAACTTCCAGCAATAGGTAATTCTTCTCCAATGGTTGCATAACCAACCTGTGCTTGTTGTCTATTGATACCAAATCTAGCAAGGTCTTCAGCACTTGTCATAGTGGCTGCTAGTCCTTGTCCTATTGCAGCACCACCTATTTCAGCAGCAGTTGCTTTCTCTTTAAGGTTTACTAAAGCCTTCTTAGGGTCTAGGAAATACTGAACAAGGTCTGCTTCACCAATACCATAAAATTGTTGGAATGCATTCTTAGTTCCTGGGTCAGCCATCTTAACTCTATCTACCGCAGTAGATACTCTGTCAGTAAATTCAAGAGCAGATATATCAGCACCAATAACATCAGCCATTGCTGTCTGCTTAAGACTTCTATCTACACCAAAGTAATTCTCAAGACCATATGATTTAAGAGTCTTTGTGTAGTCATCCTCTAGTGCTAGATATTCCGCTTCACTTAATACATTTAATCCAGCAGAACGTCTTAATTCATTTCCTCTAAATCTTTTAATATATGGTGCGTTATATCTAACATCAGTCTTCAAAGCAAGGGCTGCTTCTTCTGCTTCATACCCTTCCTTCATTAAAGTCTCAAGTGTTGTTGCTAATTCACTTAAACCATACTGAGTAAAGACATCTTTAAGAAGAGCAAAAGCATTTCGTTTTGCTTTTTCATCTTGCATCTTTGCATAAGCAAGAGATGGGTCTTCACCGCCAGTTGGTTTATCTTCTGGTTTATCTTCTCCGTCTCCATCAACAACTGTAGTACCACCAGTTAAAGTTTTACCAAGTTCTTTTAATTTCTCAAAATCACTTTTTATACCCGCAAGTGCTTTATCAATAGCGGCTTGATTAGAAGATTTTCCACCAGTGACAGGCTTGTTAGCAGCAGCGGTTGTAGGAATACCACTGTAACCACCAGATGCTGGAGTGCCATAAAGATTTAAAGTTTGGGAAGATTTAGGTGCAGCAGGTTTAGCAATTACAGCAGGAATGTTAGTAGCCGTTGGCTTAGCAATAACAGCAGGAGCCTTAGTGGCTGCTGGCTTAGGTGCAATTACTGGTTTAGGAGATGCCATTATGCTATCAATCCAAAGTTGCGGAGAATACTATTAGCGTATTTAGCAGCAGTCTCTCTAGCATTTGAAGTATCGCCCCAGCGTGGGTCCTTCTTAAGAGCACGTTCAAAATCAGTCAAGTTCATTGCTCCTTTGTTTCCATTGTTCTTAAGTGCCATTTGAATAGTTGGATTTAATACATCAATTTGATTTTCTGGTATCTCTAAAATCTGACGCATTGTATATTTATAGTTAGCAGATAAATCATCTAGGTCAACACTTTCAGATAAAACATCTGATAGGTTAGAATAGGTAGCCTTAGATATAGCAAGTAACTTTGCATTGATTGCTTTAGTATCATTTTCATTGTTTTGTAATGAGGCTGATACATACTTCAAAGCATCTTTATTACTTAGAGTTACACCATATCTCTTAGCATAGGCTAATGTGCTATTAACTGCCTGAGCAGCACCTGAGCCACCCTTTAATACTATATCAATATCAGAACCATTAAGTGCTTTGCCAGCAATCTTACGTTGTATCTGTTGTATATCTGCATCATCTAATCTATATTCACCAGTAACTCTTCTTGAAGTACCACCAGAATCTGTTTCAGTTTGAGTAGTAACCTGAGCATTCTTTTTTTCCTGTGCTCTTAACTCTTTGTAGTATTTATTTAATTCGTCTTCTGAAGCAGGTCTTCCTACATAGTCTATAAAAAATCTATTTAGGTCAGAATCTGCCTCATCCTTTTTAGTTACATATTCATCATAACTTACTTGTGGTCCACCAAGACCAGCAGCCTTAAGGTCTTCTTGAACATAATTAAAGAATGATTTTGGCTCAATGTTTTTATTCTGTTCTAAATCATTTACCATTGCCTTAGTATGTTTTTGTAAAGCATATGCTAATGCTTTGCCAAAACTCTGACTAGTGGTATCAAGTCTATTGTAATCGTTTTGAGGGATTCTAAGACCAGCATTTCTTAAGTCATCAAACAAACCCTTAAGCCCACGAGGAGACTTAATAGAATCTTGTATAACTCTTTTTCTTACTCCATCAAAATCAGACGTAGAAGGCGCATAATCATTAACAAGTTGGCCAGCCTTTTCTTTCATAAACAATGGAACTCTAGTTTGAGGTCCTATGTATATATACTGTTGAACTTGGCTATCACCTTCAGTACCACTAACCCAACTACCACCATCTTCAGGGTTAACTGTTACTCTTAAACCTTTAGCATTAACATCTTTTACAAACTCATTATCACCAGCATATTGCTCATTGCCAACAGTACCACCAGTTGCAGTTATCTGTGCATCTTGTAATGCTTTAATTTCTGCTTCTAATTTTTTGGCTTTATCTCTTTGAAGAGTATCTTGTGCAGTCTTTAATTCTTTTTTCTTATCTTCAATTTCTTTAGTTCTTTTGTCTTGTTTCTCAGCATCTGATATTGCAGACAATTCAGTATCAATTGAATTTATTTCAGCAATACGTGCTTGAACCTGAGCATCTAATCTATCTAATTCAGCCTTTGCTATCTTGTATCTTCTATCATCGTTACCATCATCCCAAATAGCCATCTGATTGCGTTGCAACTCCATGCTTGCAGCATCACGGGAATTTAATGCTTTGAGACCTCTTTGCTTGTCTCTTAACTCACGTTGTTTTTTTGATTCAGCCATTAGTATCCTTTGTATGCTTTAGCAGTATAGGTATCGCGGGAGTAGTAACCAAGAATTGATTTAAATATTGCTCTGCTTGCCTCAGTTAAAATAGCATCTCCACTACTTAGGCTTGCAATCAAGTTCTCTACTTCATTCTTGAAATTTCTTTTAATATCAGCAAAGTTCTCTGCCTCACGAAGTGAAGCATCGTTAGACAAAGATACAAACTGACGGATTCTAGATGTAACCATTGCTAGTCTCTGACGTGTTCCAACTGGCATACTAACAGATGAGTCTTTGATTATCTCTTCAAGATTAGATAGCATGTTTAGTTCTGTTGCTACTTCATTACCACCAGCCACAAGTGCTGCTTCTAGTAATGGATTAGACATCTTAAGTAAAGCACGCTGTCTTGTTGATTCAGCAATCTTTGCAGTACGGGCAGTAATGCTAGGTGTTGACTTTAAGAATTCTTTTTCTTCTTTGCCAATATCGTAATAGGCTTGCTTATCTTTAGCCACCAAAACATCTTGATAGTATGCATCTAAAGATTTATCTTTAAGTAATCCTGCTGCTTCTAGATATGCATAGGTAGGGGCATCAAATTCACCTACATGAGGTGCAAATATCCAGGCTGCCTCACCATACTTTTTAATATTGCTTTCATTCTGAATAGCCCAAGACTTAACAGCCTTAGTCTTTTGAATAACCACGTTAGTTTGTTTCTCATTACGAGCAACTGTGTAGATTAACTTACCTGGATTCTTACCCACAAATGTAGCAACTGCTAACTCATATGGGTCTTGAATATCACCCTTATACTTCTGAGTTACTGCATTTACTAGGTCATAAAACTCTGGACGTAGTCCTGTTATGCCTACCTCTTTAAGGTAATCTGGAAGATTAACACTCTCTTGAACTGATGGAGATATAGGTGAGAACAAACCAAGAATGTTACGCATTACAACTACGTTGTGAGCAGATATTCTAATTTGTTTTAAGTAGTTGTACTTATCCTGTGCTGATGCATTAGGGTCTAAGTACTTAGCCATATCTTCATCGGTATTAAAGGCTTGATTGTAAGCAATAGCCTGCATAGCAGCAGTTGATTCTTGCCTATCCTTCTCATCCTTAGGTACTATTGAATATAGTTTTTGCAGTGATGAAGGAACTAAAGCACGCATTATTGTTACGCCATCGCCTATATCACCAAGGGCGTAATTGTCTAATTCTTCTGATAATTCTTTTGTTGCTGGTACTTTACCTAGCAAAGACTTCATAGTTATTACGCTTAAGGCACCAATAGGTCCAGATAGCGTAGGCATACCAGCATCTGGGCTGAATGAAGGGTTAGCCAAGGTTAATCTAAATGTAAATTCATTAAACTTTGGTTGTTGGAAACTCTCTTCACCAGGTCCTAATGCACGTACTGTTTTATCTACAACACCAAATATAACATTATCTGTTGGCATCATGATATACGGTTCGCCATTGTTATCTTTGTATACACCACCAGCAGCATCTAAACCAAGATGCGCTAATCGCATACGGAATAAAACTCTAGGCGCTACATCTTTTAGACGATACATTCTGCGCCAAAAATCCTCAGTAGCACGGTAGTAACGACCAGTATTACGCACCGATACAGCAAAATTAGTTCTAATATTAGGGTTATCAACAAACTTTAATACAGAATCTGCTGCTTCTTGAACAGATATTTCTGTTATAAGTTTCTGAGCATGCTGTTTTGTATCTTCTAGTATTGCTGCTTTAACCTTCTCGCCAATAACTTTACCATCATCTTGATACTCTTTTAGTTTATCTAGATAAAGTTTTGTAGCCATTTGTTTCTCTAATGCAGCATAATTTTTGCGTACATCTAGGTACTTAATCATTACTACTGGCTGGCGTAGGATACCTGTTACTTGATTATCCATTAATTCCATCATACCGTTGCCTAATTTAGCAAAGGCAGTTTCCATATCAGAAATACCTGGAATTTCAAGAGTAGTAAACAATTCACCTTTAGGTTGGAATCCTTTAGTTAACTCTTCAAAATCTTCAAAAGTTATTTTTTGTGCTGCTGCTTGAGCCTTGCTATATATTGTATTTCCAGTATCTAATTCTTCTCTTAATAATTCATTATGAATAGATTTAAATTTATTAAATAATCCTTCGTTAAACCCTGTTGTGCTACCATGAAAAGCCTGACGCATATCTAATAGAATACGGTCAATTAAAACCTCAGCAATTTCCATATCATCTAGTCCTTGCAAACGCAAAGCACTGGTATGGGCTGTCATACCCAAGAAACTCTTTAATGCTTCTGGGTCTCTAACTGTGTGTGTAATCTTTATATCTAATGAAGGTATTACATCTTCATCAAACTGACTTAATAAGTCTGTGTTCTTTCTTAAACCTACTTGCTCTAATAAACCAATTTTAGCACCAGCAAAATCACGTTCTGTTCTTAAACCTCTACTAAGAAGAAATGCATTAACTGGGTCAAATTTTGTTTTTCCACCAATACCTATAATGTCTTTGGTATTATTATAGAAACGTTGCACAAAGTTTTCAAAGTGAACTATAGAAATACCACGACCTGCAAGAGATTGAAGTGAAGCCAAAGTGTCTGTGTCTATTCTTTGGCCAGTTTTACCTTGAACTAAACCTGGAAAAAGACCTACGGCTATATCAAGTTCACTCATGTTAACTAACTGCTCAGTTACTTCGGCTGATTGCCGTCCAACAAGGCTTGCTCCTGCAGCAATAGACCTAGTACCTGCTGTTAGATACTGTGAATTTAAAGTTAATGCTTGTATTAAGAATTGAACTTCTTGGTCATCTAGTTTACCAGCAAGTTTTTCTGCTCTAGATAAAGGTCCAGTTCTAGGTTTGCCAGTTACCTTATCTATTTTACGATTTAATGCTCGTGTAATATAGTCAGCCTGGGCAAACTTACGTTCAAGAGATGTTAAATCTTCAGACTTTTTTCCAATTTTTGTAGCATAATCTTCAATGATTTCTAATCTTGCATCTTTATCATACATGTCAGCAGGGGTTTTTCTGCCTAATGCTCTAGCAATCTTGACTCTCAACTGTTCAGCGCTTTTAGAACCAGAGTATGCAGCAGCAATTCTGCCCATTCTATGGCCTTTACGGTCTATGTACTGTAGTAAATCTTTAGCAGGTGCTGTTAAATAATAAATAAAACCTTCATCAATACTGCTTCGTATACCCAAACGTGGGAAAAGTGTAAAGACAGACCAGAAATTAACAAGTGCACTTGCTTGAGCGCTTTGAGTAGCGCCACCAAACATAGCAGAAACTAACTTTCCTTTGTTTGCTTCATAAGCATACTGTGCTAGTTGTTGATAATCAAGGGTAGATATCGCACCACGCTCTTGAAATGGGTGAATAATACCTTGTGAGTCATATTCTAATACATCACCATTTTGTTTGATACCAGACTTAGATAAAACATTATCAAAACCTACAGGAACACCTAGTTTTTCAGTAACTGCAACTCCTACTGAAGAACCATACTTCTGGTCAATGGTTTGTTTTATAAATTTTTTACCACTATCTGTTCCATCAATTCCCAAACGTTGCATAATTGCAACATCAAGGCTACGAAGCATGGCAACTTGGTCGTTTGCATCTGCAGCAATAAACTTAACAGTTAAAGCCTCTGATAAATCCTTTGGTAATACCTGACGTGCTGTGTCTCTAAAAACATTTGCAGTTTTAATAGACTGATTATTGTCAATAACATTAAGTTTAATTTCTTTATTTTGTGGAGTACGTGCTGCAAGAAGAGAAACTTTTTGTTTAATGCTTTTACGAGAGAATTTTACAAAGTCTGATATTTCTGGACCTATTAATGTAGCCTCACGGGTAGAACCTGCTTTAACAAGTGCTTTTGATATTTCTTCAACTGATTGAGCAATCTCTTTATTTGTTCCAGACTTAGGATTTAAGAAATTACTTAGTGCTTTTTGAGCACCAGTAGTTAATCTACGTTGATTACGTGCAGTTGCTATGCCATTACGGAAGAACTGAGCACCATCAACCCTGCCAGCCATAAACATAGAGAGATTCTCAACGTTTGAAAAAACTGTTTGAGCACGACTAGCATTAACAACGTTGTTTCTTTCTAAGAAATCAATAGCCTCATCATTATTATAGCCAGGAAAGCGTCTTTTAATATCATTACGTATTCCAATTTTAGCAATTGAATCTGATTCATCATTAAGTTTTGCAATTGCAGGACCTAGTTGGTCATCCCATAACTTAACTACATCTTTGTTATCACGGAAAATATCTTTTACTCCAGCAACACCAAACTGCTCAATAGTCTTACGCATTTGAGTACCAGTTTGATTCTTAAGACCAAACAATCCTGCTTTAACAGCAGCAGTTGCTCCGCCAGTCATCCAAGTTAATGGGTCAACAGCAATTTGGTATATAAAATCTATAGGACCAGAGATACCTTGTATCCCAGTAGCACGGCTAATATCTCTACCTGGAGATACTTGTGCAAATTTTACGCCATCCATAACTTGCTGGAATGATTCTGGATTATTATATGCTTCTTCCAAAGCATCTAGTAATTTTGCGTTTACTGTACCACCAGCAGCAGCAATAATTTCTCCTGGTTTCTTACCAGCAATTAAACCTTTTGCTATCTCTACTTTTTCAACACCAAAATAATCTTGAGCACTTGCTAATGCACCTTGGTCATAAACTCTGCGCCCATCCCAAGCATCACTAAATGATTCTTTGGTAAATAAACCCTCACCTTGAGAAGCCTGACGTGCTAGTAGGTAAGGTGTATTAATTGTTCTAGTAAAAACACCTGCAGCCTTAAACAATAAAACCAATGGACTCTTAAGAACATTAAATCCAGTTTTTAGTGCACCAGTAACATAGTTACTAGCACCTGGTTCTGCTAGTTGATAATCTGAATTTGGAAATAAAAACTTTAATTTATCCTGAGCACTAGGGTCTAGGCCTTCAAATTGTTTACGTGCTTCATCAATAGATAATTGGTTTAGTTTTTTGTTTTTCTCAACAGTCCAACTAAACTGTTCTAATTGAGTTCCTTGTTCCATAGGAATATTTGCAGATTTAGCAGCGGCATAAAGGTTTGGACTAGCCTTGGCTACTATCGGGTTAAGACGATATACCATTAGTACCCTTCGTCTAGTAAACTTCTATATATTAGTTCAGCCTCACCAGATGGGTCGTATGGTATTAAATTTCTAATTACATCTTGGATTGTGTATGAAGGATTAGGCAGTCTTGGCTTTGCTTCTGAGCCAGGTCCAGCACCTATATCAACTCCAGAGGTAATGGGTTCATTAGGACGTGCAGTAGGTGCCATTAGTGGTGTTGGCATTTCCATTTGTGGAATGGGATTGCCAGCCATAGGTGCTGCTACTTGGTTGTTATAAGTTTCTTGTCCTTGTCCGTATGGTAATCCTGGGATGTAAGTTGCGGGTTGTGTGCCGCCCCCGTCAGTGCGTTGACTAAGAGAGCCAGGGCCTGATATTGGGGCTGGGTTATTCGGTTTTCTATATCCACCTTGCTGTGCCACACTTCCTCCTACTTAGTAAATTGTGTTTTAACATGAACTGGTCCACCGCACCAAACATTATATTGAATTGCTACATGCACTGCTTTCTTAACAGCACCTGATGCTTTGGCATGTGTTTTTGTTTCTGTTTCCATCATTGCTAATGCGCCAAGGGCTAATCCCCCACCTGCGCCTATTCCGTATAAACCTCTATCATCTCGCATATATCCATAGTCATCACTAACTTGATATAACTTTCCATTAAAACAAATTAATGCATCCCATCCAGCATCATCATCGTTTTTATTCTTAGGTGCTGGGTCGTAACCTGCTTCAGTTAGAGTTTGTTTTATAGATGGCAATACTCTAATCATCATAAATCTATCTGGGTCTTGCGTCTTAATTACTTTAGGCGGTTGCCATAGGTTATTAAGAATATCTCCTGCTATAGCATCACCTGCTACTGCAACTAGATATTCATTAACCTTAACTATCTTATCGCATCCTTTTGCTACATACGGTTTATCTGTATATGTAGTCATTGAGTCTGCTGCTAAGACAGCCCAACCTTTACCCTGTACACCAACGATTGCAGTCATAGTCCCCTTCTAATTTATCTTCTTACAACTGTCCTCGCACTTGCACTTGCTTGTCCATTAGCAGTTAAACTAGATAAAAGACTTTGTAATCCGCCACCTTGCTCTGGCTGAGGAGGTAAGCCTCCTACTGGAGCCGCAACGGGAGCAGGGGACATTTGCTCAACCTGTGGAGCACCAGCAGGAGGTAATTCTTGAGGGTTAAAGATTTGCTCAATAGCATCTTCAATGGCTACGCCTTTTTGACGTGCTTTGATTACATCAGCAATCTTTACAACTATCTCACTTGGGTCTCCACCCTGTGTTGCAATTTGCGGTATTGCTTGTGTGTAAGCCTGTAATGAACCAATCAAAGAGTTACGCATCTCTTCAACTTCAATTTTCTCTTGTTCTTGAGTTACGTTAATACCAAATGGTAGTTCACGCATAACCATATCTTTAGAAATAATCTTAGCGCCTAGCGCTTGTAACATGAAGATAAGTCCCTGCGCTGGGTTAAGACCAGCAAGCATGCCATAGCGAACATCGGCTGAGTAATCCTTCTTAATGTCTTTAGAAGGTTTGTAATCAATACTGTAAGGGGAACCAGCATCTACACCACGAACTGTCTTCTCAAAATCAAAGAATGTTTCATCAACTTCAAAACAAAGAGAGATAACATCTTTAAGTGTTGAGGCAAAGATAGCCTGAGCAGATTTAACTTGTGTATCAAAGCCACCCATAAGTGCTTGCACACCTTGGCCAGTAATAATACTTGCATCAAGATTACCAGTACGGGACTCAGGATAACGAGTACCTATACGTAATTCTTGTTGCAGTAATGATTGTTCAGTAAATGCACCATTAGGAATAGGAAGTTCTACACGTCTAACTCCAGCAGGATTATTGGTACGGATAATTGCATCCCCACCAAATTGAATTTCTTGAACATCGTTAGGAACAACAATTGGTGATTGAACTGATTTCTCTGCTGCTTCCATCGCTAGTAATGCGAACCTGTTACGAAGCAGTTGGATACCTAGAACATCATCAAACTGTCCACGCATCTCTCCATCAATAGAGGGACGTTTAGCAACTATTACCATCATTTTACCGAATGGATTAATAGCCTGAGATAAGATTAAATTATTGCGACTTGGAATATAAATCAATGATTGGTCTTTATCGTAATAACGAATAAATTCCACTACTGAATTTAAACTCTGGTCGTAGCCATCTCGTCCTAGAATCTGTAATTCATATTCTGGGAACTGGGCTACTAACTCAGCAATTGTTAATGAGTATCTCTTTGCAAAGGCAATGCAGCGTCCGTAGCGGTCAAATTCTGGGTAAGCCCCAATTGGACTTTCTACTCTGATACGCGGCAGCCCCGCTTCTTCGTCTAATTCAATTATGAATGGGACGAAACCGAATGTGATGTAATGGTCTGCACCTGTGTACATCTGCACTTGTAAATCTGAATGAGCAAAATAGTTAGCAGCAATGCGAGTACGCTTATCGGCAAAAGAACGAGCA